ACATATTATTTTAGGTAATATAGGTTATAGAAAATGTTATAATGAATTAATTAGATTAAAGAGAATTTATTATAAAGAAAATGAAGATTTAAAATTTGTAAATAATTATAAAGAAGATGATTTACCCCAGGCATATTATATGAATAAAGGTAGTATTGAAACAATAGATTATTTATTAGATTTTATAAAGAGGAGGTAAATTAATATGAAAGAAATAATAGAAAATAAACTAGAACAATTAAATAAAGAATATGATGAGTGGCTAGAAAGATATGATAAAGAGGGTTTAGAATATCAAGAAGATATAATACATCAAATAAATTGTAAAATAAGAGTTTTAAATGAAGTGTTGAGAGAATACAATGAAATAATAAATGCTGACTTATTAGAAAAAGTAGGTGAAATAGATGATTGATAAAAGTAAATTAGAACTTATTGGTGAAATAGCACAAGCAAATAATAAAAATCTTGAATTAATACAAGAAATTAATCAATTACAATCCAACTGGAATAGTTTAAGAGAATGGTTAAAAAATAAAATAGATAATTTTCAAGATGATGTTAGTGAACCAATATTGCATGAACAAATGACAATGAGAGTAATTTATGAATATATGGAAAATTTAGATAAAATGAACGAATTAGAAAGTAGTGATAATAAATGAAAATATTAAATTTGTATGCCGGTATAGGAGGAAATAGAAAATTATGGGGAAAAGAACACGAAGTAACTGCTATTGAATATGATGAGAAAATAGCAGAAATATACAAACAAAATTTTCCTAATGATTTAGTAATTGTTACTGATGCACATAAATATTTATTAGAACATTTTAGAGAATATGATTTTATTTGGGCTAGTCCACCTTGCCCAACACATAGTAGAGTTAGAAAATCACTTGCTTTTAAAAAGAAAAAAGATGGAACAATATATGAACAAAATAAACCTGTTTTTCCTGATATGACTTTATATCAAGAAATAATATTTTTAGACAATTATTTTGATGGATATTATGTAGTTGAAAATGTGATACCTTATTATGAACCATTGATTGAACCACAAAAGTTAGGAAGGCATTTATTTTGGAGCAACATAAAATTACCAAGCAAAAAATTTGAAGCAAGAGGTAGTTTTGATAATATTAACGAATTAGCAAATAAATTAGGATATGATATAAGTAATTGGAAAAATGTTGATAAAAGATTACTACTTAGAAACTGTGTTGAACCAGAGGTAGGAAAATATATATTCGAATGTTTAATGAACGAATTAGAAGGGAAAAATAAACAATGAAATATCAAGTAGCAGGACATAAAAGAAAAATACAAATAGGTGTTATACCTTATGATGTAGTATGTGAATTTGATGATTTAATTCAAATGTATTATATGATGGACAAAGTAGAACCAAGCATATACGATAGCATATTAGTAATTGATACATACACAAACGAAGTAGTAGCTAGTAGAGAATTAGATGAACCATATACAAGGAAAAGGAGGAAATAATGACATATCTAAAACAAATAAGATTAGAAAATAATTTAACTAGAAAAGAAATGGCACAAATTTTAAATATAAACTATAATAATTATTTAAGATGTGAACGTGGAGAACTTAATGTATCGTTAAAATCAATAAAAAAAATAAAAGAACGTTTTCAAATAGATACAAATAATTTTTTTAAATAATATAAAAAATGTATTGACATTTACCAAATAATTTTATATAATTAATATGTAATTAAATAGAGAAAGGAAATGATAAAAATGAAATTTGATTACAAAGATGTTACATTTGGGGATTTAGATGTTGAATACAATTATATTAATTTTAGTGCAGAATGTGATGGAGACAATCAAATTATAAGAATGGGGGTAAAAGATGACACAGAATGAAATGTTATTAGATTACCTTAATAAAAATGGTAGTATAACAACTTATGAAAGTTATACAGAATTATTTATAACAAGATTATCAGCAAGAATACATGATTTAAAACAAATGGGTTATGAATTTAATGAAGAATGGATAACAAAGAAAAACAGATATGGAAAGACTTGCAGTTTTAAAAAATATATATTAAGAGGTGAAAATAATGAGTAATACAATTACTAAAAATCAAACTGCTAATGTTGGTAAATATAGTTATCAATATGTAGATATAGCACAAATACATGAATATTTAGAAGAAAATGGAATGAAATATTATCAAGAAATAGAAACATCTCCAATAAATGGAAAAGATTATATAATGACTTATAGATTTATAAATGGAGAATGGGAAGAAAAGCCAAAAAGAGGTTGCCAAGTAACAGAAGCAACTTTAATGGGTGTAAATAATCCAGCACAACAACAAGGAAGTGCAATAACTTATGCTAGAAGATATAGTTTATTAATGGCTTTTGGTTTAGCAACTGAAGATGATGACGCACAAAGTCTAAGCGAATTAAAAGAGCCAACAAAAGATGACGCAGAAGAATATACAATTAGTTTTGGAAAGCATAAAGGTAAAAAATTAAAAGAAGTACCAGAAGATTATTTGGAATGGTTAAGAGATAATGATAAAACAGAACCTTATTTAAAGAAATGTTGCATATTACTAACAGAACCATTACCAAATGAAAATGAACAATTAAAAATATTAAATTTAATGGCTAGAATGAATGAATTAGTATCAGAAACAAACACAGATTATGAAGATATTACAACTCATTATAAAGTAGATAGTACAAGCAAAATGACATTAAAGCAATTAGAAGATTGTGTTAAAAACTTAGAAGAAAAGAAAAGGAGAATGTAATATGACATATTTAAAATTATTAGATAGTGAATATAAAATGTTAAAAGATATAGAAAAAATAACTAATACAGATTATGAAGTAGGAGATTTTATTAAAGTAGAAAATTTAATATCAATAATAGAAGATTTAAAAATAGAATATGATAGATTAATAGAGGAGAACGAAGATGAATAGTTTTATAGGTATAGGAAGATTAACAAAAGATTGTGAATTGAGATATACGACTAGCAATAAAGCAGTTGCTAGTTTCTCAATAGCAATAACAAGAACCTTTAAAAATACAGAAGGGCAATATGAAACAGATTTTATTAATTGTGAATGTTTTGGACAAGTAGCAGAAACACTATCAAAATACACACATAAAGGGGATTTAATAGCAGTAAGTGGAAATATAAGAACAGATAAATATCAAGATAGTAATGGTAATAACAAAACAAGAACATATATATTAGTAAATAGAGTACAATTCTTATCAACAAAGAAAACTGAATTAGGAAATGATTTACCAACAAATAATTTAGATATACCATTTTAGGTGATATTATGTTAGGTAAACCATTAGATTTAATAAATTATCTTTACAACCAAGATAAAGATAAAATATTTGAAATAAAAGAACACAAAAACAAAAGAAGTTTAAATGCAAATGCTTATATGTGGGTATTAATAAATGAAATTGCTAATAAAGTAAGATTATCAAAAGAAGAAGTATATTTGAATATGTTAAAAAGTTATGGGCAATCTACAATAGTTAGTTTATTATCTGACATTGATTATAATGGTTTCTTTAAATATTATGAAGTGATAGGTTCAAGTGTATTAAATAATAAGGAATTTACACATATAAAAGTTTATAAAGGCAGTAGCGAATATAATACACTTGAAATGTCTATCTTAATAGATGGAGTAGTGCATGAATGTACTAATTTAGGAATACCAACTATAAATGATGAAGAATTAGAAAGATTAAAAGGAAGTTGGAAAAATGAAAAATGATGATTTTGATTTATTATATGCGTTCCCAAAATATAGGAGAGCTAAAAATAGAATAAAAGAATTGAATAGAGAAAACAGAAGATTATATAAAAATTGGGAAATACAAATAACTAAAAATGAAAAACAAAAGGAACAAATAATAAGATTAAAGAGTTTAGTAGAAGATTTAAGAAAAGAGATAAAAGGTGGTAATAATGAAATACATAATGTCAGAAAAAGTATTAGAAGAAAGAATTAAATTTAGAATTTATTGTAGTTGTGGACATAGTATGATTATATTCCCATTTGAACATAGAAATAAAAAATTATGTACTCATTGTGGTAAATATGTTTATAAAGATAAAAAAGAAGAATTTAAAGAAAGATTGAGTGTGTTATTATGAAAAGATTATTAATTATTTATATATTACTAATATTATTAATTACAATAACATCAGCAACAATTATTATTGATAAAAACAAAAAAATAAGCAATTTAAAAGAAGAAAATAAAGAATTAAAAAATATGAATATTGAATACAAGTGGCAATTAGAACAAGTTCCATTAATTGTAGAAAGTAATTTAGATAATTTATGCAAGGAGTATTATGAAAAGAATAAATGATAATATGACTGATTTAGAAATAAAACAAGCAGAAACAATAAACAAATTACAAGAACAATTAAAATTAAAGTCCTATGATATATCACAATATAGAAAGAAAATTTATTTATTAAAAAGAAAAATTAATTTAACAAGTTCTGCATTAAGTCATAGTATAGAAATATTAAATGAAATGGAATTTAGTAAAAATTTTAGTAAATTACACACGGTTGTATTAATGCTAAAAGCAACAACAAAAGAAGGAATAGCACAAGATGAAAAGATTTAGTATATTACAAAATGAGAAAAAATGTTATGTTTGTGGGACTAACCAAAATATACATATTCATGAAGTTATGTTTGGTCGTAATAGAAATAACTCTATAAAAGATGGTTGCTGTGTATATTTGTGTGGATATCATCATAATCAAAGCAATGAGGGAGTGCATTTTAATCATAAATTAGATATGGAATTAAAACAAAAAATGGAAAAAAGATGGCTGGAATATTATCACAAAGACATAGAAGATTTTATAAAAAAATATGGTCGTAACTACTTGTAAATTTTATAATATTATGCTATTATATACATAGCAGGGGAATTAAAAACTATTAAGGTTTTCACCCCCTTTTTTTGTAATTTATCTTTTTAGTCCTTTCTTAGAACGAGTTTGTGATAGTGAGTTTGGTTCTGAATTTATTTGGAGGTAAAAATGAGATTAGATAGAATGATAAAACATAATAAAGAAAAACAAGAACTTGAAAACATAAGAAAAACATATGGCAAAAAGCCAAAAGAAAAATGTCCTAAATGTAATAAAAAGACATTATTCTTTAAAAATAATAAGGGTGAAATATATTGCATAAGATGTGATAAGATTGTGAGGGTAGAAAATGTATAAATTTAATTTTATAGATGATGATAAATTAGAATTAGTATATACAAGTAGAAATAAAGAAGAAAAAAGATTTGAATTTGAAAGAACAATAAATGATAAAAAGAAATTTGAAGAAGTAAATGTTAGAGCAGAAATGAAGCTAAAACTTAATTTAACCAAGCAAGGACTAACGAAAGATGATTTTGTGATAACTACTAAGGTAAACGGTAAAACCGTTTATAACGAACAAAATTACAACGAATTAAAAGATGAATATGTAGGAACAGAAGTATTTGTTATATTAGATGAAATAATACGAGATAAATTTGGAATGAGTTTTGACGAATTATGGCTAGATATGGGATTTACAAACGAAAATAAAACAGAGTTACAACTATTTATACAAAAGTTTAGTGTAATAATAAATGGTGGTAAAGAAGAAACGGTAAAACCCTCAAAAGAAAGTTAAGCAAAAAACAATATTTTGTTATGCTTATGATAGCGATTTAGAACAGGGATATGCTTTTTATTGTGCTAGATATAAAGATATGAAGTTTAGTGAATTTTTAAAACTAGGAATAAGTGAATTTCAAAAGAAATTAGCAAGTATACCAGAGACAGAACCTTTATATAACATCATAAAATCAAGGACAATAAAAATAGGAGAAATCAAAGATAAAGAAGAACGTAAGTATTGGCAAAAAATGAAAAGGAATAATAGAATACCAAATGTATATTTAAGTAATAAAGAAATATATGAGAATTTAAAAGAAAGTTCTCAAAAATTAGGAGGATTAAATGGGAAAAGATTTAATTAAGTTTATGAAGAATGTTAAGTTCATAGACAAAGACATGAGCGAATACGAAGATGAAAATGGTAATTATTATTTAATACCAAACGGACAACTTATAACAAATGTAAGTTTTAATCAACCAACAGAAGAAGAATATAAAATAGGAAAATATCAAAATATATTTGAAGATTTAGATTATAAAGAAACAACAATAAAGAAGAAAGTAACAAAAGATACAATAACTAAAAAAGATAAAGATAAATTTACAATAATAGAAGTAAATACACCAGTTAAAAACATTTGGGTAGTAACAAATTATTTGAAAGCAACAAAATGTTTTACAACAAAAAAAGAAGCCTTAGAATTAGCTAAAAAGATAAACAAAGAAGTATTAGAACAATCTAAAAAGTAAAATATAAGGGTAGTAAAAAGGGAACAGGCGAGTATCAGTATTAAACTGTTGGAGGGTTGGAGTGATACTTAAAGGGGATAATATGGATAAAGAGTTAAAAGGTAAATTAAAATATTTAATTAATAAGAAAAAAAGTTTAATACAGATATGTGAAGAATTAGATTTAAAAGATTATGAAGTCATTGGTTTAGTAGAGTTAATGAAACAAGATGGAGAACTTGTTGATTATGTAAATGGAGAAATAATTAAATTAAAAGCACCAATAAGAAGTAATGATATTTATCAAATACCTAGCAACTTAGACCATTTAAAATTATTGCTAATAAGTGATACACATTTAGCAAGTAAATATGATAGATTAGATATATTAAAATATTTATATCAAAAAGCAGAAGATAAAAATATAAATTATATACTTCATAGTGGAGATTTAGTAGATGGTAGGAGTAATAGACCACAACATATATATCAATTAAAAGAAACATCATATACAGGACAAAGAGATTATGTAATAGACAAATATCCTAAATCAAATATAAAAACATTCGTAGTAAGTGGAAATCATGAAGCTATGTGGTATAAGCAATGCGGAGCAGATATATTAAGAGACATAGCAACACAAAGACAAGATTTAATTTATTTAGGTAGTGATTGTGAAGATTTAAAAATAGGTAAATTAAAAATAAGATTATATCATGGTAAGGGTGGAAGTAGTTATGCCAAGTCCTATAAACTACAAAAGTATCTTGATACAATACCATTAGGAGAAAGACCACATATATTACAAACAGGACATATACATCAAGCCTTTTATATGAAGCAAGATAAAACACATTGCTTCCAAACAAGTTGCTTACAAGATTTAACTCCATATGAAAGAAGCCAAGGATTTAATAACGATAAAAGCTGTTGGTGGTTAGATATATACATGGATAATAAAGGTAATCCAGTACAAATAAATCAAGAATTAGAAACATTTGGAAATAAATTAATAAGGAGAAGATAATATGCCGTGGAAGTCAAAAAGTCAAAGAGCATGGGGACATTCTAAAGAAGGAATTAAAGCATTAGGTGGTAAAAAAGCAGTAGCAGAATGGGATAAAGCAACAGGAGATAGAAAGTTGCCTAAAAGGGTAAAGAAAGGTAAATAATGGATAAAGAACAAAAATTTATAAATAATTTTATAAATGAAATAAATAAAAAAGAAACTGAATATTGGGTTAAATATGGAGATAAACCAAATCATATAATGTTATCAAAAGCATTATTAATGAGATGGAAATTAAATTTTATAAGCATAATGGAAGTGCCATTAGATGATATACATATAATTTATGGAATGAAAGTTCATTTAACAGATAAAGTTGAAAAAATAAAAGACATACAAGTCTGGTATGAAGAAAGGTAAATAATATGAAATATGTTGCTAGTTGTTCTTTTGGTAAAGATAGTTTAGCAATGTTAATTAAAATAAAAGAATTAGGATTGCCATTAGATGAAGTTATATATTGTGAAATAATGTTTGATGAAAACATAAGTGGAGAAACACCAGAAATGTATCAATTTATCAAAAAAGCAGAAAAGATATTGAAAGAAAAATTTGATATAAAAGTTACACATTTAAGAGGGATAACATTTAAAAAACAATTTTATACAATTAAGAAAAAAGGAAAACATATTGGAGATAATTATGGATTTCCTTATGTAATTGGTAGTTGGTGTAATTCAAGATTAAAAATAGAACCAATAAGAAAGTGTTTTAAAAACAACAAAGATGTTATACAATATGTAGGAATTGCTTATGATGAACCTGAACGATATAACCGATTAAATCATGAAACACATATTTGCCCTTTATATGATTTAAAAATAACTGAAAAAGAAGCGATGGAAATATGCAAAAAATATGATTTAGTTAGTCCTATATATAAAACAAGTTTTAGAGGTGGTTGCTGGTTTTGTCCAAAACAAAGCATAAAACAATTAAAATGGCTATATAGAAATCATAGTGAATTATGGAATACATTAAAAGATATGGAGAAAGATAGTTTTAATACATTTAGACCAAATCAAACATTAACGCAATTAGAAGAAAGATTTAAAGAAGAACAAATGACAATATATGATTATTTAGAAGAAACAGAAAGGTAAATAATATGTAAGGAAGTGATATATTGGCAAATATAGATAACCTTGTATATGATAAAGGCTTTGATACTAGAACTACCGAAGAACTATCCGAAATAACTAGAAAGGGTGGTATCAATAGTGGAAAAGCAAGGAGAGAAAAAGCACAACTAAAAAAAGAATTAGAAATGTTATTAAAAGCAACTAATGAAGGAACAACATATTCTAATCAAATTACATTAGGTTTAATAGCAAATGCAATAGATAAGAATAAAGGTGGCAATCCTAAATCTTATGAATTGATAGCAAGAATGTTAGGAGAGTTAGAAACAGAAAAAGAACCACCAGTTACACCAGAACTAAAAATAGAAATAGTAAACAATGAAGAATTAGAAAAGGAAATGTATGAATAAATATCATAATAAAAAAGTAATATACAAAGGAATTAAATTTGATAGTATTAAAGAAAGAAATTGGTATATGGTATTAGAAAATTATATTCGTAATGGTAGAATAAAAGAATTAAAAAGGCAAGTGCCATTTGAATTAATACCAACATACAAAATAAACAACAGAACAGTAAGAAAAATGCAATATATAGCAGATTTTACATACATAACAACAAATGATAATAAATTACATATAGTAGATACCAAAGGTTATAGAACAGAAGTATATAAACTTAAAAAAAAGATATTTGAATATAAATACAAAATGGAGATAGAAGAAATATGATATTAGATAGCAATAATAAGCCTATATCAAACGAAATGTTAAAAGAAAAGGAATATATACCAAGTGTATTTAAAAGTGGCTTAGAAGCCAAAAAAGGAGGAAATATCAATGGAATTTATCAAGATAGGAAAGAACTACATGATAAAGAACAGCCCAAGCATAATAGTAACAGAAGAAGAAAAGCTTAAATTAGAAAAGAACGAACTAATATTAAAAGATATAGAAGGTTGTAATTGTCAAGGAGAAACTACCAAAAAAATCAGTAAAATAAATAAAAGGATTAAAGAAATAAAAAAAGATAATGTTAAAATCAATGTTGAATTAGAACCTTTAGATAGCAATAAAATTGTAGAATATATAAAAGAACAAAATGCACTTCAAGATGAGGTGTCAGATGAAGTTAAGCAAGAAACAAAATAGTTTAATAAATGATATACAGAATACAAAAGAGCAAGAAATATACATATTAGGAAGTACACAAAGTGGTAAAACTTTTGCTATTTCATTAGGGACAATAAAATATGCAGAAAATCTATCAAAAGCCTATCCTAATGAAGAATTTGATGGAGCAATAGTTGGTTGGAGTGTAGCAACAATGAAAAAGAATATACTTGATGTAATGCTAGACTTTTTTAAAATGCAAGGAACACCATTAGAAAAGAATAAAGATTGGAAATGGGGAAATAATGAAAAGTGGATTAAATTACATAATATAACATTTACATTCTTTCCTTTTAATAATGTATTATCATTCAATAATATAGTAGGTAGACCTTTAATATATATATGGGTAGATGAAAGTGCAAGAATATATACTCAAAAAGCATTACAAGAACAATTTAATCAGTTTCCAGGTAGACAAATGAGTTATGCTAATAATCCATATATAAAGACAATTCACAGTTTTAATGTAGAAGGTGGAGAAAATCACGATTATAAATTAGATTACCTAGATAAAAAGCAAGATAAAAAGAATTATGTATTCTTTCCTTATGATAATCCTAAAATAAACACAAAAGAAGCAATACATAAGGTTATAGAGTTGTTTCCACCTGGAGCATTAAGAGACCAAAAAGTATATAATAAATGGACTATTGGCTACGGCAAGGTTTTTGAAAGTTTAAATATTATTGATAATATTGAAAATTATGCAGTAAGAGAAATTGGTATTGGTATTGACTATGGTTCAGTAAACCCAACAACTTTTGTTCCTATAATGTTAGCATATAACCAAATATCAGCAAAATGGGAAATTATACGATTACCAGTATATTATCATGACCCAAGAGTAGAAATGGATACACCAACAACTGAATATTATAGTAGACAATTAAGGCTATTTTTAGGACATTTAAAAGAATTGTATCCTCATATTCCTATTACAACAATAGTTATAGACTCCGAGGCTAGTCATTTTCATAATAGATTAGTAACGGACAATATACCTCATATATTAGCAACCAAAGGACCAGGTTCAGTAGATAATGGAGTTCAATATTTGCAATCTTTAATTTATAAAGGATATTTACAAATGCTAAAAGGTAATTCAATAAAACACATAAAAGAAACTGGAGAAATAATTTATTGCAACAAGGACGAAAGCATACAAGAATTTGAGTCGTATCAATACGATACAATCAGAAGTAAAAAAGAAGGAATTAACTGTTATAAAAAGGAAAAAGATCATAGTGTCGATTCTCTACGCTACGTTTTGGAAGAATGGAAAGAAACTAACAGAGCACCTGTTGTTTAAGGAGGAATAAATGGAAATACGATGTCGTAGTAGTAAAAGATTTTTATTAAATATAAATATAGAACAATATCATAATTCACTAAAGAAAATGGGTATTGATACAACTATACCATTGATAATAGAAACTCCATGTGCTAAATGCAAAATGATAGAAGTATTTGAAATATATCCTAATAATTATAAACATATAAAAAGTTATAAATATGAAAAAAAATAACTTTTTTTTATTTAAGTATTGACATTATAACATTATTATGTTATAATATAGATGTAATTAAAAAGAAAGGAATGATTACAATGAAATATGAAGTTAAAAATTTAAGAAATAATGAAATTGAGGTTACTTATGAAGAATTAGAAAGAGCAGAAAGTTATATTAGAATAAGTGTAATGTTCTTAAACGAAAGAAAACATCTAAATGAAAAAAGATGGACTAAAAAGGATTTTCAAATAATAGAAGTTAAATAACTTCTTCCTATAATGTAGCCAAAGCAAGTTCAAAGCCTTGTTGAAAAATACAGATGATAGGAAAGGAAATGATAAAAATGAAAAACAAATTAGATGAGTTATGTAGAATATTAAACGGGAGTAAAGAATATAGTTTTGAATATGGAGATTATGGTATGTCAGTATTAAAATTAACAAACTATAACACAGGAGCAACAGTAAGAATTGATTTAGGTAAATTAGTAGAAGAACACGCAGACATAGTTGAAGAATTATTTGTAGAAGATGAAGAATAGGAAAAGGATGAAAAAATGAAAAATATGGATTTATTAAATTTAGCAGATATGCTAAGAGAATTAGATTTAGAAAAAAATGATAGAAAGGCAATAAAAGAAGCATTGAATTTTATAGCAGACAAATTAGAAGAATATGTAGGTGAAAGTAATGGATAATATAATAGGAATGATACAAGCATTTAAAGAAGATAATCCTCATGTAATAATAACAGATGATATGATAAAAGATGTTATAGAAGAAAATATAGAAGAATTAGTAAAAGAAGTTAAGGAAGAATTATGAAATTAATAAACAACATAACAGATTTATCTAATAAAGATATAGGAATAGTATTAGATGAATTAAACAAAATGGTAGATACTATTTATTATGGTAAAATCGATGTAACAGAATTTACAATGTATAATAGAAAATTTCAAGTACAAATAAGTTATTTAAAAAAATATACAAGATATGATATATGGGAGGTAAAAAATGGCAAAGTTAAATAAAATGTATTATTATACTAAAAATGAAAAGAAATTAAATTGTTATTATATAAATATACCAAAAGTATTAGTAGAAAAAATGGGATTACAAGATAAAGAAGTAGAAGTAAAACAAGACGGAGAAAAAATTGTAATAAAGGAGAATAAGTAATGGATAAAGAAGATGTTAAACTTTACATTGCTTTATTATGTATTTTGGCTATTATATTTTTTTTAGTAGGGTTAAGCTGTAAATTTTCTAAAGATAATTGTGAGAAAAAAGGTGGTGTGTATATAAATAGTAGAACATGTATAACAAAAGAACAAATAGACATTTTAAATGATAAAGATAATTAGTAGTTGACAATATTAATACATTATGGTATTATTATATAGAGAAGTGCAATAAAGTGTAGTTAAACACGAAAGAGCATATATCCGTATGGGTGTATGCTTTTTTTGTTGGAGGAATATATGAAAAGATGGAAAGTAAATCTATATTATAGAAATCAGTTTATTAAAAGAGTTTATATTAAAGAAGGAGATAAACCTTTAGAAATGATTTATCCTATAAGAGTATTATTTAAAAAATATCTATTAGGAAGTTGGAATACAAAAGTAGTAGTAAGACCAATAGCATTAAAATATACCAACGAAAAGAAAAAAGAAACACACATAGAAGTTGAATTATTTGGAGGTGTATAATGAGAAAATTAGTACCAGCCTATAATCCTTTACAAGCACCTTATATTGAAGTAAGAGCAACAGTAAGGTTGCCTGGTGAAACTAATGGAATACCTAATATTAAAACAGAAACAAAATATCAAGTAGCACCATCAGCCAAGAAAATAGCAACATTTATTGTTAATTCAATATTTGGCAGTGATATAGTAACACAAACAGAAGGGTTACAAATAAATTGGTTAATGCCTACATTAAAAGAATGTTTAGAAGAAGGTATATATCAAGGTGAAAGTTTTATATATATTCATAAATTTGATAATAAAATCTATTTAGAATGTATTAGAAAGAATGAAATACATGACTTAGTACAAAAATATGATAAAGTCATTAGTTGTAAAATAGTACAAGAATATGATGGAATATTTAAAGATGATGAAATTATATATGAACTAATAAGAGATATAAAATTAGAAAATGGTATAACCTATATGAATTTAAAAGCCTTTGCAGTATCAGAAAAAGGCAAAAGAACACCTATATCTATACAACAATTTAATCAAAGAACAAACAATAATTATTTAGATAAATATATATTACCTTATGAAATTATAATCAATGTAGATTTAGGACAAGACTTTTTCAAAGAAAGCGAAAAGCTATTAAATGAAGAAATGGTTGTTATAAATACTATGGCTGATGAGATAGAAAAAACTAAAACAAGAATAGTAACAAGTCAACACTATCAAAGTGGAGACATAGTAAGCAATTGGCAACCATCTACAACTCATTTTGATGTAAGAAATTTAACAGTAGGAACTTTAACTGATTATTTCACTTTATTACCAGGAGATAAAGAACACCAGATATTTGAATTTTTACAAGGTGATATAAGAACAGAACAATATGTAGCAACTTATAAATTTTATGATTATCAAGTTATCCAATTAGCAGGATTAAGCCCAGCAAATTTTGGTTATGAAAAAGATGCTTATCAAAATGTAGATAATATTAATTTACAAAAGAATGCAAGCGATATGACTATTGAGGCTATTAAAACACAAATAGAGCCACAAATTAATCACTTAATAGAAAATATAGTTAAAGCACAACAAAGCGAAGGAATACAAGAAAATCTATTACCAACAGAATTGCAATGGGATTATGGAGCAAATGAAAAGTTTGATGATATAAAGAAATTACAAGTATTAAGCAAAATACAGTCAGTAGGAGCAATACCTTATTCAATGAAAGCAAAAGTATTAATGCCTATATTAAATAAATTAATAGATGAAGGAATAGATGAAAAGTCTATTGATGAATTAATAAAAGCACATAATGAAGAAGAAAAAGCAATGAAAATTGAATTTGGTGAGATTTAATGACTGATGAAGAATACAAAGAGTTTTTGGAAGAATACGGAGACATAGAAACTTATATAGGCGAAGAAGTAGAAAAGTATAAAAAGGAAACAACAGAACTAATGGACGCAGTTAAGTTGTTAGTATTTGTTAGTTTATTAAATAAAGTATCAAAAAAAGATTTTAAAAAGAAATTAAAAAAGAATTTTAAAGAGTATAAAAACAAGATAGATAAACGCACCGAGAAATCATATAAAACTATCGTAGATTTAACGAATTATGTTAATAAGGGTAATTATACCGAACAAGATAAAACATCGCTAGAAAGTGCCTTAAAATCGCTTTTAAGTGAGTTTGATATAAAGTCTACCAAAACACAAGATGATAAGTATATAAAAGTAATAGAAAACTTTTATAGCAAAACACAAAAAACAACCGAAAAAGATTGGGTTAAAGTTAATGAATATCTTTCTGATAAAGTAAGTAAATTTGATAAAGTAGAAAAAACAATTGCCTATTACAACAAAGATGGAAGCATAAGAGCATATTTTGATTTAGCAAGTTATGAAAGTATGGTATATAACACAAATTTAACTAACACAGGAGTAAGACAAGTAATAAAAGACGCTATGAGAAGAAATTATGATGTAGTTTATATAGACTCTCATGCCTTTGCTTGTCCTATGTGTCAAAAATATCAAGGCTATTTTTATAGTTTAAGTGGACTAACAACAGAATTTAATGGAATACCAATTAGAAAATTAGAAGATGTTAGTTTTTGGAATAATGGAGATGGCTTGTTTCACCCAAATTGTAAACATATACCAAGAAAAGCTTACGAAGATGATGAAATAAACACAGAATATAATAGTGAAAAATGGGAAGAAAGATATGATGATAAGCAAAAAATAAATGGTTTAGAATTAAAAAAACAACGAATAAGAAATGATATGAAAGTTTATCAAAAGTTAGATAATGGAGAAATGGTAGATAAATGTAAACAGCAAATAAATGCTATAAACAAGCAAATAAGAGAGTTAAGATGACAAGTCTTAAATATGTGGTTAGTTGGTAGGCACACCAATCAAAAGGCAATTACCAGTCGGCTATAATTGCACATTCTCATGAGGAGGAAGAAAAAATGAAGATTGAAAAATATCTTACAAACAAAGATATCACATTGACGAATGATGATATTGACACTGCAAGACTTATTAAAGACTTGCAACAGGGAATGGTTAGTGAAAACGAGGTTGAGACTAGGTTAGAAAATGCTAAAAAGGAATGGCAAAAAGAAAGTACAAAGGCTTATTCTGAATTAGAGAATAAATATAATGACCTAGAAAAACGCAACGGAGATTTAACTACAAATTATGCACAATTAAAATTAGAAAATGTTATGACTAGAGAAGGATTTAAAGAAGAAGATTTTAAAGAAGTAGCACAGTTAAGAAATAGTCTTTATGGAGAAGAAAAAGATGACACAGTAGCTATTCAAGGAATAAAAGAAAAGTTTAAATCAACATACTTTCCTAGTGATAACAAAACTCAATTTACACCAGCACCAAATGAAGATTTAGTAAAAGGTGGAAATGAAGTAAAAACAGATACACCAATAGAAATAACAAGAAAAACAAGTTTAAAAAGTTTATTAATTAAAAAGTAAGGAGAGATGAAAAATGAATTTTACAGAAGTAAATTTAGATTTACAAAGTGTAGCAAAAAGAATTTATGATAGTTTGCTATACAATTCACAATTTTATAAAATGTTAAACCCTAATTATATTGGAGAAATAAGAAATGCAGGAACTCCAATGATAGAGGTTATTCAATCAACAGATACAACAGTACATGTTAGAGAAACTAAGGAAATCGCAACTGCTTTAACACCAGCATTACAAGGCTATAGAAGTGTAAAGGTAGACTTAACTGAACTACCAATGGATTATTCAATTAGAATTCCAGTATTAGTAGCAGGTTCTAATTTAATTAATGTATTAGAAGATGCTATGATGAAAAAAGACCAAGCAGTAGCAAAACAAGTTGATACTTATGGATTTGGTAAATTAGCTACTGATGTTACAGCAACAGCACAATGGGCTCCAGCAGACCAAGAAGGTTATATTAGTGCATTAAATACACTAAAAGCAACTTTATTTAATAAAAATGTTTATGATGGATATAGATTAGCTTTATCAGCAACTGAATATGCTAATCTAGTATCAGCATTAACATCTATTCTTAAATTTGAAACTGCAGTAGGAGTTAAAGGTGTTGATATGGGTACTGTATCAGAAGCATACGGAATTGAAATATTCCCAGTAAACGACACTATGTTAGGAACTGCAAAAGGATATTTCTTCAATAACCTAGCAGTAGCTGGAGATAGTTTCTTTGACAGCATGGTACAATACAATGGCAATTATCCTGGTTTCCCAGGTTACTTTGTAATAGAAAGCAACATTCTATTTGGAGCTAAAGTAGTAGAACAAAATTCTATTATTAAATTAATTTCTGCTTAATATAAGGTGGTGAGAATATGACATTCTTTACAACAGATGAATTTAAAGGAATATATACAGACTTTCAAGATGTTAATATTCCAAGTTACTATGTAACAAATGCTTGTGAGATGATATTCTCACAAATTGGATTAAGGTATAGGGATAGTAGTTGGAACGACACTACTGTTCCTACACCTATTAAAAATGCTAGTATGGAACAATTAAGATTTATGCTAGAACATGATTTGCCATTTGTTGATACTCAAGAATTAGAAGCAGGAAGTATGAAATCACATATTAAAAGTGATTATAGTACAATGGCTTTAAGAATATTAGCAAATAATGGTTATTTATATAGAGGCAACCCAATTAATCATAATATGGGTATGCAATTACCTTTTGGAGATTGTTAATGATATTAGTTAATTCACAAAAAGCAACTCTTAGAAAGTTCAATAGAGGTACTTATAATTATGAACAAGATAATTTCTATGATGACCAAAATTATACAGAAGAAATAATACGAGTTGTACCTTATAATGTAGACCAAGCAATTAGATTTGGTATTTACACTATACCAGAAGCAACAGGATATTATATGGTTAATAGAGATGTAGATGTTCGTGAGGGAGACCAAATAATATTTATAGGTAAATTTCTAAATACTAAAATGGATTTAACTGAAAAAATACTAACAGTATTGAAAGTTGAAGATAGTTGGAATTTTAATAGAGTAGAAAATAAGATGGTTATAGTAAAATGATTATAGATGTTAAACTTAATCAAAAGACTTTTAATAAAATACAAAATGCACCAGATAAAATAGTATATTCAGTAGCAAGTAATACCCTACATAGAAGTTATAATACAATACCTTTATCAAATAGAAAGAACAATGGGCATTTGAGAGAAAGTTCAATGGATTATGGTGTTAAAGGTAGTAATGCAGTATATAAAATAGGTTCACAGACGGGCTATGCTAAGTATGTATGGGTTATGAATAATGAGACTACACATTGGACTACTACAGGAACAGGCAGTAAATGGTATATTAATTATCTAAAAAAGCATGGTAAACAATTAATTGCAGAAAGCATTAAGGAGAATTTATGAGTATAGAAGAAATACAACTAAAACAATTTGTCTTTATTAAATTTCTAAAACAAATAACAAATGATAGTTCTTGGAACTTTAAGCAAGAATATTCAACTAATGATAAAGATACAAAAGTAGTAACAGTTCAAGAACAAGCAGGAGAAAAAGTAGTATTTTATGGAGATATAGAACCTTTATTTAATTATTATATGGTTAATATCTATGGAGCAAGTATAAGAGAAGAAAAAGAGTTATCTACATTATTAGGATACCAAATAGGAATAAACCATTATATTGATTTAGAAATAAATGGAGTTCAACAAAAATGGCAAGTAATGATAAAACAATTTAGTAATTTTCAAGCAATTGAATTTATAGATATACGAAGGGTTGGATATAGTTCAACTTTTCAAGTAATAGTAAACAAAGTATGGGAGGAGTGATTTAATGGAATGGTATTTGAATAATCGTGAGATTATACAAAATTTAGCTATTAACACAGGAACAAGCGAAAGTCCTACATTTACAACTATGTGTACTACATCAGAAATTGAAGTATCTTCAGAATTTGAGAGTGCGGACTGGTATGTTTTTTGCGATGCGATTAAAAGGAGCTTGATTACTGGTGTAGCATTAAGTATAAATGCAACTGTTAAATTAGACATAAACAATACTGCTATTCAAAATATTATAGCAAAGATACATACACTTTTAACAAGTGGAACAGTAGCACAATTTAATAATCAATTGATAAAATTTGATTTATTAACAAGTGTATCAAGTAATGTTTTAACATATACTACTTACGAAGTACCATGTACTTTAAACTTTAGTGATTTAGGTGGAGCAGCCGAAGAAGAAGGAGAATTTTCTTTAGAAATCCACATAAATGGAAAAGGAACAGTAGTATCTTAGAAACCTTTAAGGGTGGGTGGATAAACCCACCCTTTTATTTATGTAGGAGGTGATTAAATGGACGGAGGAACAGTAACAATTACCTTTAAAGGTGATGATAAACAATTAGAAAAAACAACTGAAAAAGTTACAAAAAGTCTACAAGACCAAAAAGAAGCAACACAAACATTAAAAGATAGTTTTGGTAGTTTAGGAAAAGCAATGACAGTAGGTGTTACTTTACCATTAGTAGCAATGGCAACTGCTGGAGTTAAATATAATGCAGAATTAGAAAGTTACAATGCTAATTTAACTACATTATTAGGCGGTAACAAAAAACAAGCAGAAGAATTATTGCAAACATTAAAAGAAACTGCTAAAACTACACCATATGAAACAAGCCAATTAGTAAAAGCAACTCAAACAATGATGGCTTTTGGTATAAGTGCAAAAGACGCAAAAAAATACCTTAATCAAATTGGAGATATTTCAATGGGTAACGCAGAAAAACTTTCAGGATTAACACTAGCATTTTCACAAGTACAAAGTGCTGGAAGATTAACAGGACAAGATTTATTACAAATGATAAATCAAGGCTTTAACCCATTAAATATTATTAGTAAAGAAACTGGAGAAAGTATGGCTAGTTTAAAAGAACGAATGAGCCAAGGTGGAGTATCAGCACAAGAAGTAGCAAAAGCATTTGAAATAGCAACGAGCAAAGGTGGATTATTCTATAAAGGAATGGATAAAGGTTCTAAAACAACAGAAGGTAGAATATCAACATTAAAAGATAGTTTTAAAGAAATGACAGGTTCTTTAACTGAAAGTCTATTACCGGTGTTACAAAAATTAGTTGTTAGTTTAACTAAAGTATTTGATTGGTTTGGTAGTCTTAATAGCACACAACAAAAGACAATATTAATAATAGCAGGAGTGGTTGCAGCAATCGGTCCAATGTTATCATTATTTTTAAAAATGGTTCAAGTAGCAGAAGCAATAAAAAAAGTAAGTGCTGCAATGAGTGTGTTAAATATAGTTATGAGTTTAAATCCTATTGGATTAGTAATAATAGCAATAGTTGCTTTAATAGCAATATTTGCAGTATTATGGAATAAATGTGAAGGGTTTAGAAACTTTTGGATAGGATTAGGAGAAACAATTAAAAATGCTTTCATAACGGCAGTAAATTGGGTTAAAACTAAAATTAAAGAATGTATAACTGCATTTAATAATTTTAAAGATGGTGTAAAAAATGTAATTAATTCTATTGGTTCGTTTGTCAGCGGAGTTGTTAATATAGGTAAAAATATAGTAACAGGAATATGGCAAGGAATACAAAATGCAAAAAATTGGTTACTATCAAAAGTAAAAGATTTTGCTAAAAGTATATTAAATGGAATTAAAGGAGCATTAGGCATACATTCACCATCAACTGAATTTGCTATTGTTGGAAAATATTCAGTATTAGGGTACACCGAAGCATTAGATGATATGAAATCTAACGTACAAAATACAATTGATGATGTATTTGGAATAGACCCAACAATGTATAATAATGCAAGTACACATTTAAGTCCTAATATAAATATGACAGTAGTAAATAATATGGACTTTGACCCAATAGGACAAGTAGTAAATAGAGTTAAAACTTATAGTGGTGGTTCTAAAAATGACTACAACTATGGACAGGGGGTAAGTTAATGTTAAAAATATTAATTAATAATGAAGAAGTAGTATGTGATAAACAACTAGAAATAAAAGAAGAAATGTTATCTGCTTCTTCATGTATCCTCAATAATTGTTATCCTAAAAGTTGGGAACAAGACCACGACTATATAAGTAGATTTTATTATCCAAAAGACTATTCTAAATGTGTTATAAAAGATGAAGTAAATGTACCAGCAGAAGAAGGAGAATATGCAACAGGTACAAATTTAAACATAAATGTAGATAATACAAAAGAGTTGAATTATAAACTTGAAGGAGACACACAACAAGCAACTTTACCAAGTGAATATACGGCTGTTGATTATATAGAAAGTAGTGGTACACAATATATTGATATAGGAGTTAAAGGTAATAACAATTTTAAAATAAAATTTAAATATGAAATCAGTAATTTTTCTTCAAATGTAATTCATACAATAGGAGATATAACAAATACAAGCAAGGCAATAAGTTTTAATGTTGCTAATAGTGCCACTCCTTTAAGTAGGTGGGGTAATGCAAGCACTAACCAAAAAACAAACAATCTTCTCAATGTACAATATATAGCTGATATTTCAAAAGAAGGTTATTATATTAATGGAAATTTATGGTGGTCTCCAACAGACAATATTTTTACTACTGATAATAATTTATATTTATTTGGTGCAAATGGAGCAAATGCTAAATTTGTTGGAAAAATATATTCGTGTATAATTGATGAAAACAATATATTAATTAGAAATTTTATTCCTTGTATTAGAAATAGTGATAATGAAGTAGGAATGTATGATTTAGTTACTAATACATTTTATACTAATCAAGGAACGGGTGTTTTTACTTATGGCAGTGTAGTAACAATTCCTAATCCAGACCAACCAATAGATATTAATGTAGTAACTGGAGAACAAAATGTAATAGTTAAAGGTAAAAATTTATATGATAAAAGCAACACCATCACTTATACATATAGAACAAATGCAACAATAAATAATGATAAAAGCGTGACTATTACTGCAACAGGCAGTAATCCACATTATTGTATTATATCACCATATGTTTTTTTAGAAGCAAATACTACATATAGAATATCATATGATGTTGATGATATGAATGGTTTTGACCATATGCAGATGTTTGTGAGTAGTGGTACTACTGCAGGTGGATATTCTAATACAAATAGTGTTACTTATACTCCAAGCGTATCAAGAAAGGTTGCATTAGGAGTTTATTTAAAAGCAAATGCAACAATAACAATATCAAATATTCAAATAGAAAAAGGAAATACTACAACCTCATATGTACCTTATCAATCACAAACTTATCCTATTAATTTAGGTAATATAGAATTATGCAAAATAGTGAATTATCAAGATTACATTTATGAGCAAAATGGAGATTGGTATATACATAAAGAAATTATTGGTGAAAATTTATGGGAAAAGGCTTGGGTTTATGAAAGTAAATCTTCTGCACCTGTTCCTAGAACAGTTTTACGTTTAAGGAATATGAGTACAATCCATGTTTATTTTAGTAATTGTTTTTTAAGTAGTGATATGAATAATTCACAAATTCCTAATAGACTTAAAACAGATAGCCCTAATTGGTTTCTTTCATTAGCTAACAGTTTAACTGGAATAGAGACAACAGATAGTAATAGTGTTAAATTAAATAAAATTATTACTTATTTACAAAATATATCAGCAAATATATATTATAAATTACAAACGCCAACAGATACACAAATAACTGATACAAACCTAATACAACAACTAAACAATTTAAAAAATGCAACATTATATAATGGAGTGAATAATATAAGCGTTGATGGAGATTTACCAGCAATACTTAACTTACATTATAATTTTGTAACTGCAAGAATTGATACAACATTATTATTTAGTGGTGTAGTAAAAAATACAGGTAATATTAATCTTAATCCTAGATATCCTCATTATTGTAATTTAGAAGTATTAGATTTTAAAACATTTCTTAGTGAATGTGACCAATTAGATTTTGTTATAAATAATAAAACTATAAATGAAGCAATAGAACAAGTAGTTCAAGCAGTAGCAAGTTATGGCTTTGTAGTAGGAAATATCAATATAAATGATGATACTATAATAGGAGCATATTCTACACAAGAAAAAACACCTTATGATGTGTTTCAATATTTAGCAGATATTTCACAAAGTAGATGGTATACAAGATTAGTTGATGAAAACACAGTAGCAATTGATTTTTATGACCCAACAGCAATGCAAAGAGGTGCTGATTTAGATTTTTCTAATAATACATTTGCTTGTGAAAACAATATAGAAGATTTATCTTTTAATTATGGTACTTATGATTATAGAAATAAACAAATAATGTTATCTAACCAAGTGTTTGGCGGAGTAGATTTTGAAGAAACAATAATAGCAGATGGATACAACAAGATATTTAATACAACAACACCAATAGGAATATTAAAAGGAATAACAGTTAATGGTTCTAGTGCAACATTTGCAACAAATGAAGAAAAAGAAATGGGTGTAGAAGCAGATTTTTATTATAATCTAGGACAAACACAAATAGAAAGCAATGAAAATGACGGAACTTATCCAGCAAATACAATAATAGTAGTAGGATATACACCGTTAGTAAAGGGTAGACAAGTTATAAGTGATACAACTGAAATAAGCAGAATAGCAACACAAACAGGAAGGAACGGAACTATATCAAGATATGAAAAAAGAAATGATGTTTTATCTAGTGATGAATTAGAATTAATAGGAAATAGTTATTTAAAATATAAAGGAACACCAGAGATAAATCTAACAGTAGTAACAAAAGATATTGATTTATACAATATAGGACAAATAGTATATTTTAATTATCCTAATATACAAAATTTATCAAAAGATTATATGGTTAAATCTAAAAAAACAAGAATAATTAATACTGCTACCGATTGGAATATTTGGTATACATACACTTTAACAAGTAATTTTAATAGTGAAAATGCTATAAATTATTTTGATAATCAAAGAGCTAAAGCAAGTGGTAATATTAAAGCTGGAGACTATATAACTAGA